GCCCGGCCATCCGTTGCCGAACTTCGCGCCTATCCACTTTGAGGTGAAAGATGGTCACTGACGCAAAAACACAAGTCGGCAATCTGCCAAAGCCGCATCCAGATAACAATGTGAACGAGGATTTCCAGCGTGTCGCACAAACGCTGGAACAGATTGCAGCGTGGCTGAACACTCTGCAAACCGGGTTGGCTCAGGTTCCAGGTGCAGGCCACCAACACGAGATCGGCGACATTCAGGGGCTGACACTTCAACTCCAGACCCTTGCTGATGGGCTGGCAAATCACACCCATAGTTTTGCGGGGCTCACCGGCGTCAATGTGACGGGGGCGAATGAAGGCCAGATCCTTCAGTATTTGGCTGGAACCATTCAGGCGGTCGTTGCCAAGGCGCAATTCTTCGCCCACGATCCCATTTCCGGCTTGACCTCAAACAACGTCCAGTCCGCGCTATCTCAGCTGGCCTCGCAACTCGATCAGTTGCGCGGTGGGAATGCTCCAGAGACCTTGGATACCATCATTGAGATTGCTTCAGCGGTTGGAAATAATCAGGCGTCTTTGCTGGATCTTTTGGAGCAGATAGGACAGCGGGCAACCAAGGTCGAAGTGCAGAATGCGGTTGACCTCCTGTCTGATCAGATTGATGCATTTGAGGGCATCGCCCCTGGTTTCATCGCGCCCTATGCAATGTTTACGCCGCCAGATGGCTGGCTTGAATGCAACGGCGCTGCGATTTCCCGCACGGCCTATGCCGCCCTGTTCAATGTTCTAGGGACAGGTTACGGCGCCGGTGATGGGGCAACGACATTCAATGTCCCGGATCTAAGAGGTGAGTTCATTCGAGGCTTCGACAACGGACGCGGGGTCGATCCGGGTCGAGGGTTCGCCACTTGGCAGGGCAGTGAGAATAAAACCCACGCACACTCTGCATGGACAGATGTTCAAGGTGCCCATCAACACGGCCTCTACCTGCACGGTCGTTCAGGGAACAACGCTGGCGTGATCCGAAATCCATCATGGTGTTACGACGACTGGGCTGCTGGGTGGGCTTGGGCTCACACCGATGTTCAGGGTGCCCACGGACACAACGTCGGTATCGGACATACCGGTACCCACGAGGCACGCCCGCGAAACGTCGCTTTGAAATTCCTCATCAAATACTAGGAGCCCCACAATGCTTGTCTACAACTACGCAAGCACCGGCGAATATATTTCAACGGCGGAAGCGCTCCCCGATCCTTTAGTTCCCGGCAACTATATTATTCCGGCGAACGCCACGACGATCAAACCGCCTGCGACCGCTGAGGATAAGCGGCCCGTGTTCACCGGAAAGAGCTGGATTGTTGTAACCGATCTGCGAGGAGCTGTTTATTGGGGTGCCGATCTGGTTCAGCGGGTGATTACCACACTTGGCGAGGAAATCCCGGAAGGCCACACCACCATCAAGCCACCTGTGCAGCGTGAGAATGAGGCAATTGAGCTGGTGAATGGCGAGTGGGTCTTAAGACCTGACTATCGCGGAACCATTTACTGGACATCGTCCGATGAATACGCGGTGATGAACGAGCTAGGCCACCTCCCTGAAGGGGCAACGACGACCGCACCGCCAAGTCCTGAGTACACGCTTGAAAACGGCCAGTGGGTTCCACCGACTGCCGAGAGAAAGCGTGCGTTTATGCCAGCTCTTTCAGCCCGCCAATTCAGGATCGCGCTTCTCTTGAACGGGACGCCCGCGTCAGCAGTGGAAACAATCATTTCCCAAATTCCTGATCCTACCCAAAGAGCTGTCGCAGAGGTCGAGTGGGAATATGCAACCTCGTTCACGCGAGGGCATGAGCTTGTTGTTACCCTATCGACCGCACTTGGTTTCACGCCGGAGCAGGTCGATGAGCTATGGGAGGGGGCCCTGGAGCTTTGACGGGCTTCCCATCCTCCTACACTGCCCTACGGCAGGACATCCGCTCCGGTGATCTGATTGCGTTTCGTGGCAATGGGCCGGTGTCGCGCCTGATCCGGCATGTCACGGGCGGCCGCCATACCCATGTCGGGGTGGCGTTCCGATATGGAGGGCGCTTGTTCGTTCTTGAGGCGCGGGAGAGGGCCGGTGTCCAGATCCGCGCCTGTTCAAATGTCGGGGCATTTGACTGGATCGAAACCGGGTTGAAATGGACTGACGCAGCTGAAAACTTCGCGTTCAGCAAACTCGGAAAACCCTATTCCTATCTTGATGCAGTTCGGGCGGGACTAGGCGCAAGGCTTCGCGGGACAGGCTACATCTGTTCCGAATATGCCGCTGAAATCCAGCTGAGATGCGGCGGTGTCGATGCGACCGCCATCCCTATGGCCACCCCGGTCAAACTGGTCGACTTCTGGCTTAACACGGGCGCCCGAATGCGGGCGGTCCGGACCTAACAACAAATCACGTCAATCAACCACCACCTTACGTTCTGGCTGACAGCGGAGCGGATGGGTGCTTTTGCGCGAGGAGATCCGCAATGTCCGATCCTGTCATTGGAATGACCTTTGAGATGTCCGAGGATGACGTCAGTTCCGTTGCCGGTGCTGATCATTCCCGCGCTCTCCTGATCGAAACATCCGAGGATGCATCGGATATCGAGATCCCCTTGAACACGCCGGTTCGCGCGTCAACCGGTGACGCGAACTTTCGCGCAGCACTTGGCTCGGGCCCGCTATACGACGCCATCTTCGGTATTCGCCGGCAGGTCGGCGGGCTGAACGCGGAAGCCGATGTCACGGTGGTTCGTGTCAAGGAAGAGGCAACACCTGCAGCAACCTGCGCAAACATTGCTGCCATTTTGGACGCCGTTGCGGAAATTCCTCCCAAGGTCAACGCGACACCGCGTCTGGTCTGGGCGGGGCGCACGGACTGGCGACCTGACGGACTTACAAAGAACCCCGTCATCACTGCCCTTGAACCGGCCCTTGAAACCCTGCTTGCCGTTGCTCCGGTGGATCTGGATGGAACCACACGCGATCTGGCGATCGATGCCCGCGAAACCATCGATTCCGAGCGCATTCTGCCGATCGGCATTGCCTCCAGGGATTGGCACGGGGACCAACTGGTCACCGTTCCTACCGGGCCGCGCGCGGTCGGGCTTTTCATTGCCGAAGACAAGCGTCATGGAGGCAAGCCGTTCGATCCGATCTGCAATCGGTCGATGAACATCGCCGGCGTATCGCGGGATATCGGTTTCAGCCTGTTGTCTGGTGCCAATGAGGGCCAACAGCTTCTGGATGCTGAAATTGCCATCATCGACCAAGGGGAAACCGAGGTTGATGGTGCGTCTGCCGATGGCGGCTTCATCTTCTGGGGCGTGGACAGCGCCACCAATGACGAGGTCTGGAAGCAGATCCATCAGGTGCGCGGGTCGGACTATCTCAAGGTCAAGATGATGAAGATCACGCGTCGGCAGCTTGGCCGCCGCGGCAAGCCACGCACCATGCAGGTGTTTCTTCACAGCCAGAAGAAGATGCTGGAGGCGCATAAGAAGGCCGAGGATATTCTTGGTTTTGAAATGCGTTTCGACCCGGACCACAATGCTCCGGAAGACATCGCGCTTGGTCACTTCGATGTCAGCTTCAACATCGAATACACCCCGTCAATCAAGAAGGTGAATCACCGTATCGGCCGATATCGCCCGGCGCTCAAGGGGTATGTGCGCGATCTGATGAGTTCCATGAACTCCGCCCTCTACTGATCCGGCAAATCCAAACAAGCTGACACACCAACGGAGTTGATCTGATGCAACCCTTCTACATGCTGGCAGGCGTGGATTTGCGCCTTGCCGATGACGACAGCGACACGCGTGCCCTGACACTGACCAAGCTGGCCCTGCCGCCACTGAAGCTGGCCAAGGCAACCCACGATCCAGCGGGCGGAGTGGGCGCGGTTGGCTTCGTCATGCCGCGGCTGGAAGAACTCAGCCCGAAGGCAGAAATCGCGGGTCTTGATGAACGCTTCATCAGCCTGATCGGGATCAAGCAGGACTATGAGTTTGCCAAGTCGTGGCAGGACAAGGAAACCGGGGAGTATTTCGCCGCACGCGGGGAAATCAGCGGCGTCTTGCTGTCTTGGGAGCCTGATGAAGCCGGGGGCGGGGCGGAACTGCACAAGTGCAATCACGAGTGGGCGGAAGTCACCCGGTACTCCTACTACATCAATGAGCGTCGGATCTTCGACTACAACTTCTTCGCCAAGGAAGCCTGGTTCGGAGACAATGACCTGCTTGCAGACTTCCGCCGCAGTCTTGGTCTCGGCGGAACACGCGGTTAAGGGAGGGGGTGATTATGCTGAAACCGGTAAGGCTGCCTCTGACCGCAGAGGCTGAATGGGGCGGGGACACGATCACCGAGTTGACGATCCGCCCGGTTCGGATGATCGATCTGGAAAACTCCGATGGCGCTGAAAACGAGGAAGAGGCTTTCAAGATCCTCCTTGCCGGGATGATCCGCATGCCGATCGAGTTCTTGGGCGAGTTGGCACCGGATGATTGGGAGGCGCTGGCCCTTGCCAGCCCGCCTCTGATGGGTAAACGCGCCCAAGAGATCATGGCGAAGCAGAACCAAAAACCCGCTACACCCAAAAAAAAAGCGACCCGGACTCGGTCGAAGCGCTCCTAGAAAAGGTGCATGGTGAACCGGAGGAAACATTCGTTCCCATTCGTGACATGATCATCATCATGGCACGGGAAACGATGACCCCGGTTCAGCAAATCAGGCTTTGGACTGTCGACGATTTTTTCCTTTACGCCGACAGTCTGATGCGGCTCCGGCGTCAGTCGGTGAAACGGTAGGACTTGGCGACACGCCGGATCTGGGCGCAATGGGCAGTCTTCGTCGAGGCCGTCATGTCGGCGAGATTGTATTTGGTTCCATCCGTCATGACGCTGAGTTGCGAGGCAAACTCCATGTCATCGGCAGGGACCGTGTTCTCGATCCATGCTTCGATCAGGTCACCAGGCCTGTGCAAACCATTCAGTTCAGCCAGACCACGGCGCACGCTGGCTCTCCGCGATCGACTGGCACTCGATGATCGGCAGAGCGGTGCAAGCCACGTCGATGACATGATCCAAACAGACAACCGAATAGTGCAATATCGGCTCATCGAGCACTTGATCGGCAAACGTGGATTTCTGGATGAAATCGAGAAACGCTGATCGGGAATGTGAGCGCAGCTTTCGTGAGAAATCTTCTTCAGGTTCCGGTTCAACGTAACTTTCGCTTCTGATTGAAAAACCAACATAATTTTCGAACGTTATCGTGAAAGTCCTGAAATTGGGTTCGCTTGTGATGGCGTGCCCCCTTCCCAGTACCTTATCAATTTTGGCATCGCCGGTCTTGATTGGGCTGAGTTCCTTTTCTGCGCGCGCTTCCTGCACGACAATCCGCAAATCAAGACAATCAGGCGCTTCTTCATGGCTGACCAGGAAGATGTAGGGACAGGAATTCAGAGCGGATAAATTGTCGTCGCTGCCCATTTGAAATGTTCCCCGGCTTGTCAAGATAACCTTATACGAGCGTAGTTCAATCACGGCAATTTGCGCCCGCTCCGCAAATGCGCTGGTCGCACTGCGACAGGCTTTTGCGCGCCCGCTTCTCTGAAAACATCACCACGAAAACCGTTGCAACTCTCCAGGATTTGAAGCGCAATGGCAGTTCTTTCCTCAAAACTGATTGTCTCCCTGATCGATCAGGTCACCAGACCTGCGCGAACGATTGCCGGTCAGGTTGGTCGTATGACCGACCAGCTACGGCGCAATCAGCGCGACATGGCGCGCATGCGTGGATCGATGGTGGAAGGGGCTGCAGCCGGATATGCGCTTGCCCGTGGTCTGGCCGCTCCCGTGAAGGCGGCCATGGCCTTTGAGGATGCGATGGCGGACGTCAACAAGGTGGTGGACTTTTCCAAGTTCGAGACGCCGACCAGCCTGAAGGATCTTTCGTCATCCATCCTGGCCATGAGTCGGGATATTCCGCTGGCAGCAGACGGGATTGCCGCCATCGTGGCTGCAGCCGGGCAATCCGGAGTGGAAGGCGAGGAACTGCTCACCTTTGCCGAAATTGCTGCAAAGGTGGGCGTTGCATTCGACATGAGCGCAGACAAAGTCGGCACCAACCTGGCGAAAATTAAAACCAACCTGAGTTTAACGGTGGGCGAAACCGAACTTCTTGCTGACGCTATCAACCACCTGTCGAATACGTCTGCGTCAGAGGCACCAACACTTCTAGATTTCATGCGGGCTGTCGGATCAGTCGGCAAACAACACGGATTCACAGCGGAACAGACGGCAGCTATTGGCTCGGCCATGATTGCAGCCGGTGCGCAGGCGGATGTGGCAGCAACATCCTTCCGTAATGTCGGTAAGGCGTTGGCGCGTGGGGAATCAGCCACCGCGCGACAGAGGGCTGCCTACAAGCGTTTGGGGCTTGATGCAAAGGCAGTAGCCAAGGCGCTCCAGCAGGATGCCGTCGGCACCCTGAATTCCGTGATCGAGCTTGTTCGCCAGCTCCCGAAGGAAGTGCAGTCGTCGACTGTTTCCGATCTCTTCGGGGACGAGGCGCGCGCGATCATGCCCCTGATCGAGAATACGAAGCTGCTCAAGCAGTCCCTCGGGGAGGTGGCCGATCAGTTGAACTATACCGGTTCTGCCCAGCAAGAATTCGGTATCCGGTCTAAGACGGCGTCAAACAGCCTGCAACTGTTGCAAAACCGGGCGCGAGAAGTGGCGATCTCTATCGGGAATGCGCTACTTCCGGCGATCACCGGTTTTTCCGAAACGGTCGGGCCCTTGCTCACCAAGCTTTCCGAGTTGATCAGCGCCTATCCCAAGGTAACAGCAGGTGTGGTCGGTCTGGTTTCCGCGTTGGTCGGTTTGAAGGTTGCGGCCATAGGGGCACAATTTGCCTTCACGTTCCTGAAAGGCGGTGTTCTGTCTGGTGCTGTCGGGGTAGCGCGGGGGGCTTCCCTGATCGTTGCCGCATCCAGACAGGTGCGCATGGCAATGCTCGGCTTGTCCCTGTTGTCAGGGCTCGGGTCCGGCGCTCTGGTTTCAGCAATCGCACCCGGGTTGGTTGCTGTGGGGGCGGCATTGAAAGGCGTCGCGATTGCCGTTGGCGCTGCCATTGCTGGAATTACTGCCCCGATCTGGAAGTTGATTGGTGCCGTCGCCGCCGTTTCTCTCGCGATCTACAATTATTGGGAACCAATCCGGGAGTTTGTGACGGGCTTTGCCTCCGCAATTTTGGGGGCGCTCGATCCGGTTATCACGGCCATGACAGATTTCGGAAAGCGGCTGGCAACTGCGGTAGGAACCTGGGCGAAGGAAAAGCTGATTGATATAGGCGATTTGATCGGGTTCGATCGAGCCGAAGTCGAGTCCCTGATCAATGAAGCGGTTGCCATGGTCACGGGTTTGGCGGATCGGGTTATTGCTGCGGTCGGGGGCATCCCTGCTGCCGTGGGGGGCTGGATCTCCGATCTCTTTTCCATGAACGATTACTCCGCCGAACAGGAGGCCGAGTTCCGCAGTGCAGGCGAGCGTGCAGGGCGAGCAGCGGTTGATGCCATCAAAAGCGCCTTTTCAAGCCTCTCCAATGGCATGCAGGCACTGGGTCAACAAATGATGGATGCCCTGCTGCAGGGCATAATCGACGGGGCCAAGGCAATTCTGAGCTATGTCGGCAATCTGGGATCTCAGATCAAATCCAAGATCATGGGGTCGGTATCTGGAGCGTTCGACAGCGTGAAGGGCTTCTTCGGTGGCGGCTCAGGAACCAAGGTGGCCGGGGAGCGGGCCGCGGGTGGTCCGGTGAAAGCCGGTCTGACCTACATGACAGGCGAGCGCGGGCGGGAACTCTTCACGGCTCCCGCGGACGGCTATGTTCACAATGCGGGTGCGACGGACGCGATCCTGAAAGGCAAGGGCGGCACTGCAGCCCCTGGGGGACGAAGTCTGACCATACAGAGCCTGACCATGGCCATCTACGAGCAGACCGATGCCCGTGCCCTCTATGAGCAATTCATGGACCTTTTGGCAGAGCAGGAGCGCAGACTTCACGCTGACATTGAACACGCGAGCGCCGGTTGATGCTTTACATTCTTGGAAACGTTCAGATCGAAACTTTCCCTTTTTCCATCTCCGGCGTGCAGGAAGAAGGGGAGGCCAGCATTGTTTCCAAAGGAGTTCTTGGGCGTTCGCCACCCAAGGAATTTACAGCGCCTGCCGATGAGGATCTGACACTGACGGGCGAAATCCTGCCGCACAAGATTGGCGGTATGGATGAACTTGACGAATTGCGCGCCATGCGCGACCGCGGCGAACGGTTTCGGGTGGAGCGCGGCGATGGTGTTGGACTTGGCTGGTACGCAATCAGGTCAATCAGCAAAGCCCATAGCGACATCATGGCAGGCGGTGTGGGCTTCCGTGTTGCGCACACGATCAAGCTGACCTCGACCGATCGCAGCCGCGAAGACGGACAGAACACCCTTCAGAAGCTGCTCTCACTTTTTGGATAGATCATGCGGGAACTCACCATCAAGCGGGACGGCGTCACTCTGGATACGCTGCTTGGAATGCCGGAGAGCCCCCGCGCTGCGAAATTGCTGGCCAAGGCATATGAGCTGAACCGGGGCATTGCTGATGGCGGTTTGTTTCTGCCTGTTGGTGCTGTGGTCAAGATCCCGGACGAGATCGATGTGCCGGAAGAAGCAACCATCCAATTTGCAATCTCGCTGTTCAGCTGATCATGACAAACAGACCCGGGCCGAACGATAACTGGAAGGTGGACTGGAAGGTCTACGTTGGCGGCGAGGATCGTTCGTCGGTCATGCATCCCTATCTTCTGTCAATCGGCGTTTCGCTGAAGGATGGAGGTTCGGCAGACACCTGCAGGCTGTCTTTCAATGACGGGTCAGGCGAAATCAAATTGCCGGAACCGGGGGATTCGATCGAGATCGTGGTGAAGGACAGGATTATCTTCTCCGGTACCAGCGATGAACCAAAATTCACCTTGAACAAAAATGGCGGATCCGTGCTGTCCATGTCTGGCAGCGGGGTTGATATGACCGGACCGGTCAAAAAGCCGCTTTCCTTTCACATGGATGATGCATCCCTCGGGGATGTCATGCGCAAGGCGGCTGAGCTTTCCGGCATTCGCAACATGCGGATTGATCCAGCCTACGACAAGATCCGGCGCGACTACTGGCTGGTCAACAGGCAAAGCCTGATGTCGCTCGGGGATCGCTTTGCAAGGGAACTTGCAGGCACATTCAAGTTTGCCGGTAATGAGGCCGTTCTTGCCAAACGCGGAACGGGTCTTGCGCCAAGCGGTATCCTTATGCCGACCGTACTGGCCGAATACGGCAAGAACCTGATCTCGGTCGATGTGACGCCTGTTTCGCTTCGCCGCGTCTTCAGCTCTACGAAGGTGATCTGGTTCGATCAGAAAACCGGCCAGCACCGGGAGGTTGAAGAGCAGGGCGAAGGGGATGCTGGCGAAGTAGACGCTGTCAACGTGTCACGGCTTTTGGCAGCAAGCGAGGATCAGGCGCGCGAGCAGGCCTCTGCCCGGAACCGGGAAAGCTCTCAAAATCGCGGCTCTGGCAGGATTACGATTGACCTGGACCCGGATGCACAGCCGGAAGGGCTCTGCATGTTGAAGGGGGTTCGGGTCGGCGTGGATGGCAGCTACCGGATTGGACAGGTGGAACACTCCGGCTCTCCTTCGAGTGGTTCGACGACACAATTGTCGGTTCGCCAACCACAAGACGGGGCGGGCAAGGACACGCGTCCGACCCGCTGAAACTTCCCAAAACTCAGGAGGACGTCATGTCCCGAACGTTCGAAGAGTGGCTGCAAAGTCGCTTGACGGCGCACGGCTTTGCCTGCGGTGTGATTGATGGTGTGATCGGACCAAAGACGCTGCTCGCCTTGAAAGGCTTTCAGCGAGCCCGGGGACTCGGGCCAACCGGGCTGGCCGACGAGGGGACAGTGGAGGCGCTGAAAGCGCCGAGCTCGCGGGTGGCGATCGAGGAAACGAGCTTCATTCCCGATCGGGATCAAGACGTGGCGGATGATCAACGCCACGGGACATTTCCACGGCAGTCTGACGCCATGGGTTTTTACGGGCCTGTCGGCACCAGCCAGACCCGGATCAGCGTTCCATGGGACATGCGCCTTGCCTGGGATCCGTCGACCACGGTTCGCAACATCACTGTTCATGAAAAGGTGGCGCCATCTGCCCAACGTGTTTTGAACCGGGTGCGCGGAATCTATTCCGATCGGGAAATCAAGTCCCTCGGGCTCGACCTGTTTGGAGGTTCGCTGAATGTCCGGCGCATGCGCGGAGGCTCACGGTACTCCATGCATTCCTGGGGTATTGCCATCGACTTTGATCCGGAGCGTAACCGGCTCTCTTGGAAGAGACCGCAGGCCCGCCTGTCGCGAGATGACGCGATCCAGTTCTGGCTGGAATGGGAGAAGGAAGGCTGGGTGTCGCTAGGGCGCGCTCGAAACTTCGATTGGATGCACGTTCAGGCCGCGCGCCTTTAACAGGAGATCCCCAATGCAAAAGACCCTGAAGCGGGAAACCGCAATTGTCTTGCTCGTCTTTCTTCTCGGGCTTTGCGCCTATGACGTCGGGCAGAATGGGGAGACCCCCGCACTTGCCTGGGCAAACCTCCTGATATGGCCGGTCTTCACTTTCGCAGCCGGCGCCTTTGGGCTGGATGCTCTGGCAAAGCAGATCAGGGGGAGGGGCGATTAGATGGCGAGCACCTTGATCAAGGCTGTTTTGGGTACTCGCACGGGGTGTGTGCTTGTCGCGATCCTTTCGCTTATGGCCGTCCTGTTCATCTGGCACAAGCTGGACAAGTCCAGCGCGGTCCGCACGGCGGTTGTCGGCTATGTGGCGAAGGTCGAACTTGAAACCGCCCAGGCGGAACTCACCGAAATGCGCCGCCGTCGTGCGGCGTTTGAGGCGGCAAACAGCCTGCTGAATTCCAGAATTGAACAAGCAGAAACGCAAGCGCAGGAAGCGGCACTGGAGTTGGAATATTATGAAAGTACCGTTGGTGAAGCTTGCCGTGTTGACCGCGCTCTTCTTGACCGGTTGCACAACCGTTGACCAGAGGTTGGAAGCGGCTGCTGAAGCTGCCGGGGAAACCCGAGCTAGTCGCCTCCTGCCTTCACTGCCCGGCGATTGCCGCCGACTTGAAAGATCAGGCGTGCGCGCCGGGGAACCGCTCGACACAGCGTTGATCCGGACCGATCAGGCACTCGGCCGCGCCAACAGCCGTGTGCAGCGCTGCGCCGGTTGGTACGACACGCTTGTCATAGGGATAGCGGAAAACAAAGCACCTCATTGATTGCATAGAAGGGAATTTGGTGGGTCATGGATATTGAACAGCATTTCGGGGTCAAACTGTCTGCAGTCGTGGCCGGTCTTGTTGGAGCAGTGGTGAGCCTTGGCTATATGCGTGAACTGACACCGGGCCGCGCGTTCTTGTATATCCTTACAGGAACGGCTTGCGCGGCCTACGGAACGCCTTTGGTTGTAAAGTGGCTGGCAGTGTCCGGAGCGACCGAGAACGGTGTTGCATTTCTTACCGGCGTCGTTGGCATGAATATTCTCGCTGGCGTGTTCAAGGTCAGCGAGCGTTTCAAGCGCGAGCCGGTCAAGACATTTCACGCTCTAAAAAATGCGCCATTGGATGCGTTGAAAGAAAAGCCATCAACGGAGAGCAAGGATGTTTGAAACTTTCTTGCTCTGGCTGACGATCATCATCGACCCGATTGCGGCGTCGGTGATACTTGTTGCTCTCTTTGTGAGCCCCTGGCTGCAAGTGGCCCCGCTGTGGCATCGGTTTGGAATGGTGCTGGTAGTTGCCGGGCTTTATGGTCAGACATTCCGGAACTACGTCGCGCTTACAACCGGAATGGCTCCAAGGGACAGTGAAATGCCCTGGTGGGTTCTGAAAGACCTTGGACTCACGTTTCTTGCCTTCCACTTCCTATTCATGTGCCTGAGAAAATGTAAGGAGGGTAGCGGGTAGGGGCGTCCTTTTCATTCTTCGTCTGTGACGAGTTCAACGCGAACTTGGCCAATGATTGCTTCCGCGCTCATAGTCGAGGGCTCACTCCGTGAGCTGATGGACAACGGATTTGATGTCTTCGAATCCGGTCCGCTCAAGCTGGTTGATGAAGCAGGAAATTCCGCAGGCGAGGATCAGCTCAACCTTCGGATTGTCTTTATTGGTTTCCAGAAACGAGACGACGGCGTCCCGCATGGCGTCCTGCATTTCCTGAGCAAGCAGCGCAGATGCCTGGAGTTTTGGTTCCCTCATCAAAGCGTGTTTAGCCTCGGCATGATCGGCCTGAGCCTGCGTCAACCGGGCTCTTGCTGTGGCGAACGACTTGCGGAGGTCTTCCTCCGAATTCTTACGCTCAGTCGACACGCTATCAATGGTTTGTTGACTGGTGGTCTTTGGCGTTTGCTTGCTCATGGCTTTTCTCCTCTATCCGTCAGCACAGGGGCCTTCTTTGTTACGCCGCGAGCGGTTGAGGATAGCCGTCATGAATGACCCCATCCAATTCCCGCCCTTTGGCTTTAATTTCTTTCTGGTTGATGCCTTCCCATTGCTTGAACAGGAACGGGACGCCAGCAGCGGCGCACTGGTCGCGCAGTGATCGAAACCAGTCCGGGTCGGCGCGGCGATATTGCGCGCCGCTTTCGCCGCCAGTTATCACCCAAGACGGCATGATTTTGATCCTCCCCCTTTGAATTGGTCCGCCCCTATAGTTAGGAAACGGAGGATCAG